AACTCCATTCTATCTACTAATTTTACAGCGTTACCTGATACTCTATCTATTGCAACATACCCCTCTGGGTTTGATACTTTAAATCCATTGTCTGTTTTAATAAATGTTCCAATACTTTTAACACTATTTAATTTTCTTACTATTAACATTTTTGCTTTTACAATCGCATTTTGAAATGTAATTATTTCTGTCAAATTCTTAACATGTTTATTTACTTCTCTAGTGTACTCTTTTTGTAAGTTATAATATTTGTCTTTTCCAGCTTTACTTTTTGAATCTTTTACTTTGGCTGCATACTTATCACCTACATATTTAACATAACCTTGAGCATGTGCTCTAGGATTGTTTATTGGTTTACCCTCTCTAACTTTTGTATTGTTGTATGTCTTTAATCCTGCTGATACCATTGCACCTGTAAAACTATCTTGTAAATTTAAAAACTTAGTTAACATAGATGAGTTAATTTTTTGAAATGTTTTACCAGCAGTGGATAACTCAGCAGTTATAGCTGCTGTTTCTTTTTCTGTCATTGTTGCACTACCTGATACATCTTTAAATGTTGCATCATCTTGCCATACACTAGATACATTATTTAATTTTGATATGTTTACTCCAAAAGATGCTTTCATATCTTGTAATTCTTTACCTGTATATGTTGTATGCCATACCACACCAATTTTTGCTTTACTAATTTGTTTTCCTAAATCTGAATCAACATCGGCAGCATAAACAATCGTGTTTGGCTGGAATGTATAATACTTCTTACCATCTATAGTATCTGTAGATACATCATCTGTAAACATTAAGTCACCTTGTAAAACTCCTTTGATACCTAATTTTGAAAACTCTGATAATGCAACTTTAAGTTTTGCATTTAAATCACCAGATGTGTATTTGTCTACATCTGCATCTGTTTTATAGAGTTGTGGTTCTACATTAAAGACTGATTTCTTTCCTACAAAAAACTTACCATCTGCTGGGTCTACTCCAGCAAAGACTGCAGGGGCACCATCCCACTTAACTGTCATGTTAATAGATGAACGACTTGCACCAGCAAACATATCTCTTAGTGACTGTATAAAGTTTATAGATGCACGACCACCTGTGATACCATAGTTAAGTATCTCATCTTCTATGTGTTCTAGATGAAGGTTCTTTCCACCTTTATCTTCGAATAGTACTTGTTCTGCTAGATTGTTCATACTGTAAAAGTTACTCTAGGGTTTACTCTGACATCTACATCTAATTCAAAATAGTTTAATACTTTATCAATACCACCTTTTATAATTTTTTTTGCATAATCTACAACCTGTTTTATTTTTTCAACCAAATAATTAAAAATTGATATAAGTTTTTCCTTTGCCTTTCCTAATATACTTTTTAAACCATCCATGAACTTACCCTCATCTATTATACCCTCTGATAACATTCTTCTATTTTTTTTAATTTCTTCTCTTGCCTCTTCAACTATATTACCTTGTACATCTAAATAAGTTTTAGTATGAAATTTTAAAGTTTGGAAAAATGAATATCCTGCTTTCTCACCCTTCACTTCATACGAACCTGATTTTAAAGATGTGTCCATTTTCATTTTAGATGCAGTTTTGGAAATAAGTGTTTTATCTATTTCTGCAAATCTCATTCTATCCATTGAATAAGCCCATACTAGCATATGAGTTGCCTCACCTGTTTTATCTCCAGCACCTCTATCTGGGAATGCCTTACCACCAAACTTTTCATAACCTGTCATTGCCTCTCTACAAAATGCATTTTCTACTTCTTTACTTTTAAAAGCTTTGTTAAATGCAGCAATTATTTCTTGTTTGGTTTCTCCTTGTTTATCAATTATTTTTTTTGCATCTTCGTTACCTGATTTTTTAGCTTCAGTATCAGACATTTTTTTAAGATTTGTTGCATTAACATCTGCACCTGTTGTTTTTGTGCTTTCAACAAACTTATCAATCTGACTGATAAGTGATTTTCTTACTTCAGCACTTGCTTTTGTTGTTTCTAGTGCAGATAAAACTGTTGCTCTTGATTCTTTTTTTTCACCAGACATTAATAGTGCAGAGGGCCCTTTAACTGATGTTTGAAAAGAACCAACCATGATATCTGCTTTAGATGTATCTACACCACCAGACTTTTTACTCATTTCAACCCATGGTTCTGAAACTTGTTTTTTACTTTGTCCAGCTCCAGCATCAACTCTTTTACCACCTAGTGCATCTTTACATACCTGAGAAAATTTCCATAGTGTTTCTATTTTTTGTTTGTTTGTTTGACCCTTAGTTGCAAAAGCAGTTTTTCCAGCCTTTCCACTCATTTTATCTGCAAGTGGTAAAAACTTCTTCACATATGGTTTGTTTAGTATTTGTTTTGCAAAATTTGGTTTAGTTAAACTTGCTGCATTAGCACAATCAGCAATAACTCCCTCAAACAAAGTTGATGCCGTTGCTTTTGCTTCAGTTAAAAATAACTGTTGAACCTTTTCTTGTAAGTTTACTTTTTGTGTACGAGCAGGTCTTAACTGCTCCATAGAGCGTCTGTATGACATTCAATTTCTCCATTTAAATATAGTTTATGTATCTATTTATCAAACTTTTAACTTAGAGAATTTGTCATATTTGTCTTCTTTGGATTGTTCTTGACCTGTTTTTGAGAATGGATTTACATCATCTGGTCTACCAGATAGATTAGGGCCTTGTCCTTTACCGAATCCTTGTCCTTTATCGGCAATAGGTGTAACATATTGACCATGGTCTACAAGTTCATCTTGTGCTTTGAGTTCTACATCAAATAGTTTCATTTTGTTTCTATCTATTCCAATGATGAATCTCTTATTCATTGTAGGGTCATTGTATCTGTTCTTTAATTGTTTGACACAGATTTGATTCAGTTCTTCTAACTCATCTGTAGATATCAATGCAAACATTAAGTCAGCCGTTGCAGGTAATCCAAAACTTTCTGATGTATCTTCTAGTCCAACATCTGTATTAGAGAATCCACTTCTTGTCGTTTGTGTTGCAGACATAATAGGTACATTTGTTTCTACTGCAAGTCCTCTGAGTTCTTCTGCAATAGATTTAATAATTGTATAAGAGTTCAAAGAACTGCCTGCTCTAAATCTACTTGATGCACAGATATTTAAATAATCAATAAAGATAATATCTGGTTTGAAAGATTTCTTGATTGCAAGTTCTTTCAGTAGTCCTCTAAAGTGACCACTATGTGCGGATGCAGTTGGATATTCTTTTATAATTAATTTACCTTTTGCTTTCTTTTGTAATCTTGTAATCTTATCATCAAACATTTTCTTAGGTAAGTCATGTAAATCTGGTATACTGATATTCATCATATTGGCATCTATTCTTTCTGCAATTCTTTCTTCTGCCATTTCTAACGAAATATATAAAACATTCTTTCCTTGTGATAAACAGTTTGCAGCTTGATGACACATGAACAATGATTTACCTACACCTGTTCCTGCCAATGCAATATTCAAAGTCTTTGGTGGAAGTCCACCTTTAGTAATCTTGTTAAAGAATTCTAAGTCAAAAGGAATCCTTTCTTCTTTGTGATGATAGTAATCAAATCTTGATTCAGAATCTTCTAGATAATCATGTCCAACAGAATTGTCAAAAGATACTGCAAGTGCCTCTGTTAAAATGTGTGGGATTGCTTCTGGTGTTTTATCTTTAGACTTACCATCTATAATACCAACACCTTCTACGATTGCATTATAGATTGCTTTATCTTTTACAAACTTTTCTGTTGTATCTACTAACCAATCAAAATCTATAGTTTCTTTTTTGAGAGTTTTAATTATCTCAACAATCTTTTTATGTTCTACATCATTTAAATCTTTTCTTGTACTAACTTCTATTTCTAATGATGTTTGAGTTGGTATCTTATTATACTTGTCTACAAACTTTTGTATCTCATCAAAGATTATTCTTTCTTCTTTAACATCAAAGTATTCTGGTTTTATAAATGGTAAAACCTTTCTAGAATATTCTTCGTTGTTTAGAAGATTAGTTAGAGTTGTCCTTTCTATTGTCTGATTCTGCATATTGTTCCTCAATTATATCTATTAAAATGTCACCTATTAAGTTTGTCCAATCATCTCCAAAGTTTTCTCTCGGTACTGAATTATTATCTATAATATCAAACTCAAATTTGAATGGCATATTACCATCTTCTGTTTCTTCACCTAAAGAAACATTTCCATACTTGTAAATTACACCAGCAAATTTTCCACCCTTAATACCAATACAAGTTTGGTCTTGTGATTTACTTTCTACAAAAACATATGATTCTTTAATATTAGACATAGTGTAAATAAGTCTGCATTATATATTTTGCTTCCTTTATTGGTTTTGTTCCAGCATGTAGCCATGGCCACATAGGTGGAAACATTAATAAACTACCTTTCTTACATTCAGCATAACTATCTAATTGTGAAAAAGTAGTTTTGCCTTCTTCATTATCTGAAAGATATATAAAGAAAACTAAAAATCTTGTAGATGTTTGTTTTGAATTTACATCTACATGTGGTTTAAATTCATCATGGTCATTCGGTAAATATCTTTTTATTCGAATAGGTTCCCACATATATTTACTTGGCATTTGTTGTGGTGAAATTTCTAAGTCTGTCAAATAAGTTGTAAAACTATTTTGAAAAATTTCTGTATATTTTTCTATTTCTGTTTTCCAAATCTGAGATGCCTTTGCCATATTCAGTTGTGTAAAGACTATTCCTCTATCATCAAATGATTCATGTTGATTTTCAAATTGTTCAAACTTATCTATTAAATTATTACAAGATTGAGCATCAAGTGTATTATCATATGTTTTAATTAAACCTATCATTCGTTTCCATATTTAAATTCTTTTAATGCAGCTTCTTCTAATTTTTCCATAACCTCTTTTGTGAAATACTTTTCTGGGTCATTGTTAATTGTTTTAGCATATTGTTTAGTACCATCTGGTAATTCAATACGAGTGGATACTTGTTTAAATATTCCATGTGCCACTGCTAAATCAAGTAGTCCATAATACTTATCAAGTCCTTTATCATAAGTCAGTAACACATCAACCATTTTATTTTCCATAGTTAATCTTGATTTGTGATTCTTACAATGAATTATGTTACCAACAACTTCTGTACCATCTTTAAATTTTTTCTTTGAAAGATAGATAATACTTGAAGCAGCATACTTCAATCCAGAACCACCACCCATTTCTTTTGTTGGGAACATAGAACCCACAACATCATAAG